GCAACTGTAGTCTTACCGATACCAGGAGGACCTGCCAAAAGCATATTGGGAATCTCACCCTTGTTTAGAAACTCCTGAAACATCTGCTTTGCAGACTCTGGGAGAATACACTCTTCAATAGTTTTTGGGCGATATTTCTCAACCCAAATAAAATTACTCATTATCAAATCCAATCAGGTTTGCGTTGGGGCATACGAAGATAGTTATCTTTCACCCAAGGTTTGGATGCAATATACATCTTATATGCGTCAAAGGTAGAAATACTAGTATCAAACTTGTATTCTTCAGGCATTGCCCTTGCAAAAGGAGTTACCTCATCCAACTTACCCTTAGGAAAAAGGTAATAGGCATGAGTCAATGTCCCTTCACATGAGTGCTGTTTATTATAGCGTAAAGTATACTCTTGACACAAGTTTAATCCCCACTTGATGAGCCAATAGGCATTGTCCACCGTTTCCGCCGCCCATTTCGTGCATGGGTGGTTTCTGAATGCTCCCTTTTCTGTCTTGTAGGCAGTGCCGTCTTGTTTGGGAAGAGTCCCATAATTATGATACCAGGGAGAAGCAATAATGCTAAGCATCTGGCAGCACTCAAGCGGCATTTTGACAATGTGCTTGTCAGGAAGGCAGATAGCACTTTCGGCAGGGAACGGATCTGTGACAAAGATATTCACTGGAAGAACTGGTTGATGTATCTTACACCCCAGTCTAATGCCTGAAGTGGGATATCGGTAATATTTTGTGCCAGAATGTCTTTTGCCTTAACAATTCGCTCTTGACCAAGAGCACGGATACATGCACCAGAGGAACGCATATACTCGTTTAGGTCATCATCATTTCCATGTTTGAAACCACTGATATAGATGTCCCTAACTTCTCTCAGTAGTTTTTCGGTCTCTGGTTCAAATGCAATAGTTTCTTCCTTCAGTGGAATTTGCATTCTCTTCATACAAGACATACTGAACTTCATTGCCTTTCGTGTCTCATAGGTAGAATAAGCAAAGATTTGCTTATCCCTATAAGCATATTGCATAACTCCGTTAGCACATTCCATCACACGAAGGACGGCAACTTTGTCTTTCTCACCATCAGACAAACTATTGAAAATGGTGTTCCAGTCTTTCATTCCAGTGGTCTCACAAACTCATTAGAAATAATGTCTCGGGCATCAAGTGCCTCATACATGTATGTTACACCAGCACGGGGAGATGTATGATCTCCACAAGTGAAAACATCACAAACCGCCATACCAACCTCTGGCCAAGTATGAATGCTAATATGAGACTCAGCAAGCATAGCGACAGCGGTTACACCTTGAGGATCAAACTTATGAGAAGAAAGATCCAACAGCGTGCTTTTACAAACTTCTGCTGCTTTTACAAGCACATTGCGAACATGTGCCTCATCGTCCAGCAATCCATATGGGCAAGACTTGAGGGTAAAGAGAATGTGCTTCATCAACCAAAAGTGGAATCAGGTTCCAGAGCGATGAAATAAGTCAGGTTGTATTTTGTGTTGGTAAACTGAGAGAGCAGTTTGGAGGAGACAACAACATCGTAGGCACCAGGAATAATCTTGATGTTTTCTACCTTGAAGTTGAAAGTAAACTCTTGGTCGGTCTCACCCACAACAATGGCATATTCGTTAGAAGTATCATTCTTCTTGTCACGAACCACCAGTTTGATGACACCTGCTTCACCAACGGCAGACAGGTCAGGCAGTTGATACACTGCTGCTGCTTTCACCAGTTTTTCAAGAGATGCACTATCCAGTTGGAAACACACGTCCTGAGAAGGCAGATTGATGTCCTTGTCGGGAGGAGAAATGATGACATTGGGGTCAGCGAAGAAATACTTCACACGACGCTTACCTTCACGGATACTGAGATAAGACTCTTCTTTAAAGTCAAGGTCAGGATCCTGGTGCAGACTCAGACCATTCAGAAACTGGTTGAGGTCATAGATGGCAAAGTCACGAGGAAACTCTTCTTTGATATCTGCTTCTGCAAGAATGTTTTTGGCAACAGAAATAGTACGAAGACGGTTACCCTCTTTCACAAGGATAGAGTTGTTGATACCTGCAAAGTTTTTGAGAATGGTCAGAGTGTTGTCAGACAGTTTCATGTTGCTCATTGGTTGTAGGTTTCACGGACGGCATTTTTATCATTGAAATTCATGAGGAGAACTGCATAGTGCAGAATCTTCATGATATCGCGGCGGGCACTTCCTTTCTTATCATATCGGGAAGCATATTTGAGGATATTGCTTCGGCAGAATGCCTCACCATCGCCACACGCTTCAATCAGGTCAAGCGTTTGAATTTTCTGATCACCAGCAGAATAGTGTTGGTTGTAGGTTCCGCGAATATACTCAAGAAGTTCTTTTACAATTTCTTCTTCGTTGTACTTCCAAGGAGTGCTGGGAGATTGTCTAATAATGTCGTTGCTCATATTAACAGAAAAATCGTTCATTGAATAAGGATATTCGTCCATAACGATGGGTTCAAAACAGTTGTTGGGAATATTAGGGTACATGGAATGAAGATACTCATGCACCCAGTTATCAGTCATTATATCAGAAAGGAGCGTCTTGGGCAACTTCTTCGGTAGGAATCTGGAAGTCAGCATCCACTTTGTCATACAGTTCGATGAAAGACTGCTTAGTTTCATCATCGAAACGGTTGACACAGACTTGGATTGCCTTTGCCTTGTCACCGAAGATGCTGTAAGCACGGATGATGTGGACCAGACGGCGGGTGCTGATGATTTCCTCAATACCACCATCGTAGAAAGTCTTGCGGATGATGTCTGCCCAGTCAGTCAGACGCTTGCAGAAGTCAGAGTCATTAACACCCAGACCAAGTGCAACACCCTCAAGGATCTTCTGCTCAGTCTTAGGAGTGGGATATTCCTGCTCAAAAGTAACGGGGAACCTCTCCAAGAATGCCTCATTCAGGACGTTGGTGCCGATGAAGCGACCATCGTCAGAACCCTTGCCCTTGGTGTTGGCGGTAGCAATGACGTTGAAACCAGCAGCAGGTTTGACCCACTTACCAATCTTTTTCAGGAAGACACCCTTACCTTCTAGAATGGATTGAAGGCAGAGGATCTTGTTGGAAGCCAGGTCGATCTCGTCAAGGAGAAGGACTGCTCCGCGTTCGAGTGCTTCAATGACGGGACCGTTATGCCATGCAGTGTTCCCATCAACAAGCCTAAAACCACCGATAAGGTCATCTTCATCAGTTTCGATAGTAATATTTACACGGATCAACTCACGCTTCAGTTGGGCACATGCCTGCTCAACACCAAACGTTTTGCCGTTACCAGAAAGTCCAGTGATGAAGGTAGGATAGAAAAGACGGGACTCAATAATCTTCCGAATATCACCAAAGTTACCAAACTTGACGAAGGTATCATCTTTCTCAGGAATAAGGTTTTGCTCAACAGCAGGAAGTGCAGCAGGTGCCTTCACAGTTTCTTCAAGTTGCTCTCGGACTTCTTGAATAGTCAGGTTCCACTTACCACGACCAGTTTTGAAGTTGTTGAGTTTGTTGGTAACAGTCTGGTAGTTAGAACCATTCATAGCACACCAGGCACGAATGTCGGCGGCAGTCACAGACTCTCCATACACTGCTTGGAGAGAAGTGCGGATGTAGTCAGCGGAGATGGTCATGATGTTTGGGGTCGTTTGTTTCAACAGAGTTATTATACAAGAAAAAAGGGGGTCAAAAGACCCCCTGTGGACGGTTTGAGAAGTGTCATATCACTCCTCAGTTTCTTCTCCACCTTCTTCCTCTTCAACTTCCACTTCAGGAGCAGGGGCAGGTGCAGGAGCAGGTGCTCTCTTTACTTTAACGGGTTCTGGGGCAGGTGCAGGTGCGGCAGGCTTTCCAGAAATTAAATCTCCGAATCTAGACATTTTTTCTAAAACATTTTTATATATTTATTAAGCAACGAGTTCCACAAACTCACCAAGAATCTTCTTGTTCATTTTCTTAGACTTGAGACTCTTTGCAAAAGCAGACTTAATTTGAGTCTTAGTTGCGCCTTCACCAACATCAAACTCAGAGTCCTGAGAAAGGGCGTTTGCAGAAAGTCCGAAATAAGCATTGTATCCAGACTTTTTGATAGTAAATGCTTTTTCTTTCCTCCAAGCAGTCATAACTTTGTCATGCTCAGGACCATAGAATCCACAGTAACGACGGATAAAGGAACCAGAGTCTCGTGATTCAAGAACGCGAATACCAATGAAGTTAATATCTTTGAATTTGTCTCGCAGATTGCGGAGAAGAATATCAGTAAACTCATACCACTCACAATCCAGAGAGTAGGTCATTCCAGTCCTGCGGTCACGCAGATAAGAATTAGGACCAATGTGAGCAGTGCCCATGAAAGGTTCATCCTCCCAACGACGTTGAACTTCGCGGTGATATTTAAGCATTGCTGCTTCACCATCAGTCAGAACCACACACTGAACCTTTTGAAGTTTATTCTCCTTTTGAAACATGGGGAGAATTTGATGCAAAGCAACCAAAGTCTCATTCAAAGGAGTGCCAGACAACCCCAGACCATAAGGAACGTTATAACGCACAAAGGAGTTGTAACGGAAAGCAGATGCGAGACGGAAAATGTTCTTCATCTGTTCTTCCAGAGTTTTGCTGTTGGTTTTACTGGTCAACATGTTCATCAAAGAAAACCATTCACCAACCTGAACCAAACCATCACGCTTCTTGTAAGAAAGTTCGCGAATAGTTGCTTTATTATCTTCACTATAATTAACCAAAGGATAATCATTGGTGAAAGCATAAACCTCAAAGGGAATAGCAACCTTCTTACAGAACCACACAAGGTTGAAGAGTTGCTTGACAGTATCCTGCATCACATCACCCATCGACCCAGACCAGTCAAGGATAAACACTAGACCGTGATTCTTACCATCAGCAAGGGTGGTGACTTTCTTAAAGAGGTCTTCGTTGTATTTGTAGGTATGAAGTTTGGTGCAGTCAAGCACCCCAGTGCGGGCAGTGGTAGCACGGGCATAGGAGTCTGCTGCCTTACGGCACTCAAACTCTTTGACCAGATAATTTACTTCTTTCTGAGCAGAACGCTTGAACTCCAAGAACTTCTTGTCAACTTCACCAAAAATTTCTTCGTGGGTATGCTCTTTTTCTTCGAGCCAAGAACCCCAGTATTCTTTACACTGATCATGGATTTGAGAGTTAGGTACAATGACTTTGTTCAGGTCAATCTTGGGCAGTTCAAGATAAACGTTCTCAATACCATTTTGCTCAACCAGTTCTTTGAGTGCTTCTTCAAGCGATTCCATGGTTTTGACCTCAGGTTCTTCATTAGTCTCACCGCCAGAAGTAGTAGGTTGCTGCTCCTGTTCAGAAGTTCCACCGTAAGAGTCAGTTTCACCAGGTTGCTCCTGATCATTATCATTCTCACCCTGAGGTTGGTCAGAGAAGTCAGAAGCAGGTTGGTTGCCACCAGTTTGCTGAGACTCCAAAGAGTCCATTTGAGTCTTAGTTTCTTCCTGCTGCTTTTGCTTGCAGAATTTATAGAGTGCCTCAGCAGCAACCAGCACATCAGCAAAGGTCTCAGTCTCTCCAATCATAGAGACGAGATCCATTTCATCATCCTCAAAAGGGATATTTACAAAGTTGCCGAGTTTGAAATGGAGGTTAACTTTGTCTGCAAGGTTATAGGTACTCAGATCTTCATCAGCAATTTGAAAGAAGTCTTCTTCTGCAAGTTCTTCATAACCGCGATAGAAAGTCTTAGAGAGACCAGCATAACGACGCTTCATCAGTTTTTCAATACGAGCATCTTCCACCACATTCACAAACTGAGGAGGAACCTTATGAGTTTCCAACCAGTTCTCATCGGGAGTATAGAGAGCGTGACCAACCTCATGACCAACCAAAAGGTCATAGACAGTGCTGCTTGCTTTCTCCCACATAGGAAGAGTCAGAACTCGAGTATGGACATTGAACTGGGCAGTATCACACTTCTTATGCTCTACCACAAGGTCCTCAGTAGCAAGCAGTTTGGCGAGTTGGGACTTGATTTCGTGGCGGACGGTCATCGGTCTGTTGCGTATGGACCTATTATACAAAAAAAGGAGGTCCGAAGACCTCCGTGTATGCCAGTTTATAAAGTGGACTCAGGAAGGTGGGTTAGTAAACTCTCTGCTTCTAGGTTTGACCATCTCTTTACTACCTGTAGGAGCAGGTTTTTTATTAGGTGTGTCCATCTCTTTACTACCTGTAGGAGCAGGTTTTTTATTAGATGTGCCCATACCTGTTGGATTAGGACCATGTGAAAATTCAGGACCGCGAGCACCAGATCTATTTTCAGCAGCTCTCCTCATATCTCTGAAATCTTGAACTGGATCCTCGGAAAGAATACTCTGTCTC